GGTATCTGTACCTTGTTATACAAAATTTTACGAAATAAAAGAAACAAAATGAATTATTCCCATTTCAACCCCATCAACGGTCACGTGAAACTATCTATTTAGATTCACACACGTGATACCACTACTCAAAACAGGCCTCCACATTCTCACCGAATATGAAGTTATCCCGGCACCTTTGCCAAATCAACACTTCCCCACGGGCTTCAAGATACAAAGAGACAGGAAGACAATGCTTAGTATGCCTTCTATCTCCACGATCCTTGAACTCACCCATACGGAAGAGTCGATTTATACCTGCCCAAACCGACCGAGGTCGGCTTGAGTAGGGTGCAAGCCAGGAAACCATATCCATGAAGGATATGGAAGCCTCCCCAACTAGTTCAGTTACATCTTCCCACCGGAATCCAAAGTCAGGTTCGGCAAGCTTCGCTTCCGAACTACGACAGACGTCAGGAAAAGTCCTGTCCAGATATTTCTTCTGGAATGCATCGTAGCGGTTAACAGAACCGCTGCTATACATACGCGCTCCCGAGTCATTGAGGAGTTTGGCAATTATCAATTGCCGAACGGAATAACCCTCAAACGATTCTGAGATGGATCCCCTAACGGGATGTGCTCCTAAACCCCCAAGCTCACGCGGTCCAAACAAGTTTCTCCATGACAGCTTCAAGAGGCGTTTATGTTCAAAAATAAATACCCCACTGCCAGCAGACTTGTTCCCACACCCATACACGAAATCATCGTGCATCTGACCAAGTGCATCTAAATTTTCTATGATGCACGCCTTACCCGGACATTTGAGCAAACCGAGGTTTACGAACCTAATCGTAACGAGTCTATGTTGAAGTTCACTCCATGCAAACATTAGAGTGTTCATCATTATGAACTCAGAACTATAGTAGTTCTTACCAGGGCTTGGCGAAAGGCCAACCTGAGGGGTAATTGACTTCCAAAGTTCGAAGGCAGAGCGGGTCGCCGCAAAACCGATGTCATCTCCATTAACCAGCACATGATCTTGCCTTCCTCCCAAACCATTCCCGTCACACCTAACTCCAGAAGAGAGTTCGGTCGCGTGGCGCCACATTGCAAAATTGACAATGTTAAGAATGGGGAAGGAGAGGAGAGATCCCATGAGTTGGCCCCTACACATAACAAAAGATTCAAAGTGCTTGGACGAAATCGTTAACCTTGTCAAGGAACGTTTCGCCAAGATCATCATCTCATGTTGACGTGAAAGGGGTCCCGACATCGACCCGAGTATCCTATTAAGGCATGCTTCGGTCGCGTCGGTATGGAAACAATCGGTGGCGGACTTATAATCCCCACTGACATACTTCGAACCAGGGAAAAGATCAATACAAGAAATGATCTCCTCCGTAAGAGGCTCACCAATAAGACGAAACGCAGGATTACTCCTGAGTTGCTTGTGGATCTCCTTCTGTAGTGGCTTCAATACGTTGCAATTCCAGTTATTCTTTGTAATAGGTCTACACTTGAGAGGATCTTCAACCAGTTCAACTCCCGCACACAATGGTGTGGGCTGCGTTCTTGTGGCGATCAACTCAAAATGTGCCCTTCCTTTACAATTAGGATGTTCTGGCAGCAACGGATCAAGCCCCATCAGAGGTGCTGATCTGAAGTCCACGACTTGATTGTACCCACACATCCCGATTTGACTATCGGGATGGAAGGCATAATCCTGGACTCCACCCGAGGCTCTTGAAGCCTCAAAGCACGACTTATTGGAAGCCGAATAGGAGGGAATGGGATGCCTGGCATCCCATCCCGGAGGGAATAGTTCATCGACCGTACGTTCGATCTGGTCAAGTAAAACATCTGGTGACGAACCAGGCGTTGATAACCTTGTCTTAAGATCAACTGCGGCCTTATGTTTCAAAGTATCTGGAAGTGCCGGAAGGTACCTCTTGATATTAAGAATGGAGAAGGCGAGTGATTTTTGACGGCGGGTAATTCTGCCATGGTTCGCGTATAGACGTCCGACGTATCGTCCGTACTCATGCGTGAACAAAGTTGAAGTTTCGGTGAGGAACGAGGGCCTGACGGGCTCTTCGTCGTTAACCAAACGAGGCAACTGATAGCTAGTAAGATACTTCACAGCATCTACAGCGTCTTCATCACCCAAAGGAACGAAGAGATCAACAATATGATCTATTGACTTCCTCTCTCCTTGAGTTTTGAATTTGTAACCGTCGGTGGTCAGAACAATACGAATAGCACCAACCAGTGCCTTTGTAAGTTCCTTCACGTACTCTGTTTTGAACAGTACTGTGGGCCGATGTAACGATTCAACTAATTTCGTACATGCAACCATTTCGCGTCAGTGAAAGCGGCTTGTAATTGATTTATCTTTGATTAGATAGGAGTAGCGCGCAAGCTCT